CTACCACTTCCGTTGGAGGCACTCGCTAGGCAGATAGCCTAGAAAGAGGTCTCCATACCGAGTCGGGATCATCATATCCGACTCACCACGGGATGTAGCTCAGTTTGGTAGAGCACTCGCTTTGGGAGCGAGAAGTCGCAGGTTCAAATCCTGTCATCCCGATGTAAAATACTTTATCATGTTAGAATCTATTGATAATTTCTTTACTAGTGAAGAACACTATAGTCTAGTTGACTATTGCCTGAGAGCACCTTATACTTTTGGTGAGACTGATAATCCAAGTAGACCTCCCATAGGTATGGTCTCTGATATATCAGAGGACGATCCAGTACATTCATTTCTTAGGAATGAAATTGAATCTAGAGTAGAGGCAGTTCAAGATCTTACTTGTTATGCTAACTACATAAATTACTTTGTTCCTACTGAAAATCCATACTTTCATACAGACTGCGATGTTTATGGTATTACTTGTTTGTATTATCTTGGACCGATAGAAGCCATGTTAAGGAGATGGAGAAACCCTGATTATGAATATAATATGGGTGGAGAAACACAGTTTATTATTAATGGTGAATCAGTAAATGTTTTACCACAATCAAATCGATTGTGTGTATTCGACTCTAGAATTTTACATAGAGCAACTTCATTTAGAAATCATTATAGATTCACAATTGCTGTTAAATATAGATAGTACGGATTGAATTTATGGAAGACAATCCATTTGCAGAGTCAAATGAATTTATCAAGAATTCGTTTTTAGAAGTTATGAAAGTTTTGGATGAGCATATCCAAGATGAAGAACTTAAGAAAACAACATTTAAAGAAATGGCCAAGAACTTTAATAGAAATTTAGGAGGTTTTAACCGATGAAATTGGCAGTCTATAGTAAGAGAGGATGTCCATATTGCGACAAGATCAAACAACTATTTGATATGAAAGGATGGAATTATGCTGACTATGTTTTAGATACTCACTTTACTAGAGAGCAATTCTATTCTCAGTTTGGAGATGGTTCAACATTCCCTAGAGTAATCATGGACGATATTGTACTTGGTGGATGCACTGAGTCTATTCAATATTTCAGATCAAAAAATATGCTATAAATAATAGTACGTTCAAATAAGGAGGTTGGGCCCTTTTATAATTGCTTGTATCTAAGGAGGACCCATGGAGCATTTAGAGTTTATTTACGTTTCATTTTTTCTGACTGTAGGAACTTTTATTATCGCCTTTATGGCTGGCTGGTTTGCTAACAATATTTTTGATGCTTGGTATCAGAATGCAAGTTATGCAAAGGCAATTACACATCCAGAAATGTTGGATGATGAGGGAAATATCTTGAGAGAAGAATTGACTTACTTGACACTCCTCGATGAGGATGATATACTGGATGATGAAGATGAATAAACCCTAACATGATCCTTATCGACATGAACCAAGTGATGATTTCTAATCTCATGGTTCAAATCAAACTATCTGATGGAATCGATAAAGGACTAGTTCGCCATATGGTACTCAACTCACTTCGGATGTATCTACAGAAGTTTCGTGAGGAATATGGTAACGAATTGGTCCTTTGTTATGATTCAAAACGTTACTGGCGACGAGAGTTTTTTCCTTACTATAAAGGAACTCGTAAGAAAGATCGAGAAAAATCTAATTTTAATTGGACTCAGATCTTTGAAGTTCTGAATGAAATTCGGGATGAAATCAAAGAGAACATGCCATACAAGGTGATGGAAGTTGATGGTGCTGAAGCAGATGATATCATTTCTGTACTAACTAAGCACATCGCATTCAAAAATATTAGATTACAAAAGGATATGCAACCGTCTCATAAGGTTCTTATCCTCTCTGGTGATAAAGATTTTATTCAATTGCAGAAGTATCCTTGGCTTAAACAGTATAATCCTGTAATGAAAAAGTTTGTTTCGGGAATGAATCCAAAACAATATATTCTTGAGCATGTATTGAAGGGGGACAAGTCAGATGGTATTCCTAACTATCTTTCTCCAGATAATACTTTTATCGAAGGTAAGAGGCAGCGTCCTTTAACAATCAAAACCTTAGATAAGATTCGTAACTTATCACCAGAACAGTTCTGTAATGATGAACAACTAGAATACTATAAGAGAAATTTGACTCTTATCGATTTCTCATATATACCTTTAGAGGTCGAACAAAATATTGTAGAATCATATGATTCTTTGACCCCATCTTCTAGAATACGAATGTATAAGTATTTTGTGAGTAAAAATTTAACTACATTACTTGAAAAAATTGAGGAGTTTTGAAATGTCAATGACCACAAGCAACCGTCTGTTACTTTCTGAGGTTTTCCAGAAAGTATCAAACGCAAAAACAAAAGCAGAAAAAGTTAAGATTCTGCAAGATAATAATACACAAGCACTTCGCTCTCTTCTTATCTGGAACTATGATGATAGCGTTGTGTCTTTGATTCCTGAAGGTGAAGTTCCTTACAGACCTAATGAAGCACCAGCTGGTACAGAGCATACTGTTCTTGAAAAAGAATCTCGTAAACTGTATTACTTTATTAAAGGTGGAGATCCAACCCTTAAACAATTCAAGCGAGAACAAATGTTTATTCAGATGTTGGAAGGACTTCATGTATCTGAGGCAGAACTATTAATTCTTGTGAAGGATAAGCAACTTCAGAAGAAGTATCGAATCACCAAAGCAGTTGTAGAAGAAGCATTTCCCCAGATCAAATGGGGAGGCCGTTCCTGATGGCATTTAAAGTCATGGCGAAGGACTGCGATCCTGAACTCGCAAGTGACAGAACTTTACCTTATAATACCTATCTTGTTAAATATAAATTAGATGGTTTAGTTCATTATGATCTTGTGATGTCTGATAAAAAAGTAGAACTCTTTGATTACTACTGGGACAGATATCGTGGAGATCTAATCTCTTTTCAACAAAGCGAAGGTAGAACTAATCCTAAATTGTGGAGCCCACCTAAGCAAGAAAAGAAAAAGAAATGAACTTCAACTTTGGTAAAAAGAAACCAGGTATTAAAGAGTACGCAATCATCGGAGTAGTTCTCTCTGCGGTGATTGGTACTCTTTCTCAATGTACAGGAGTATCAGAAGATGGACTATGGGACTTATTGGATGAGATTCAAAGAAAGTATTTCCCGCAAACTATGCTTAATGAGTTTATACTTAAAGATCCTGCGAAACTAGAACGTAGAATTAAGAGAGATGTCGATACTGCTATTGATGATTACATTAGAAAGTCTGGTTTAAAAGAGTCTGGAGTTGATAAACCTAGGTTCATAGATAGTTCTATTGATCCAACAGTATGCTATACTAAAGAGTGTCAATCTCTAGGAGGAGAGATGAGACTCTGTTCCCCTTGGAATCCTGATTGTAAAAAAGATGACGAACAAAATGACAGTATACCTAGACCCTAGAGGTCCAGCTAAAGAAGAAGCAGAAGAACTTCAAAAGCAAATTGAAGAACAAGAAAGACAAGAAAATATTGAGAAGGGTATGGCAATCATCAATGGATTGATCGCTTATCTTGCTATCCTTCCATTACTATTCATGTTTGCCTTTAATGTATCCTTGACAAAAATGTTCAGTCTTGATAGGATAGGTTACGTTGAATCCCTCGGGATTGTAATCGTTGCAAGAGTATTGAGAGGTAAAAGATCTAATGGCTAAAGTTTGTTTAGTTTCGGTAACACCAGATGCAGAAAAAACAATGGCATATGTTGCTAGAGTTAGCAACCCAGCGAATCAAGACAACGAAAACTATGCCAAGTTGCTTGCTTATTGTATTAAGCATAATCATTGGTCTGTTTTTGAACAGGCTTTTATGACTCTTGAGATTGAAACCAATCGTGGTATCGCAGCTCAAATTCTTCGTCATAGATCCTTCACGTATCAAGAATTTTCACAACGGTATGCTGATGCAACTCTCCTGACTGAAGAGATTCCTGTTCCTGAACTTCGCAAGCAGGACACTAAGAATCGTCAGAACTCTACTGATGATCTTGATCCTGAACTCAAGAAGAGTTTTGAACGTCGTACCAAGCATTTGTTTGCAGATATTATGGATTTGTATGATGATATGCTTGCTGCAGGAGTGGCAAAGGAATCAGCACGTTTTGTATTGCCTTTAGCAATACCAACTAGAATCTACATGTCGGGCTCGTGCCGTTCATGGATTCATTATATCAATCTTCGTTCTGCAAATGGAACTCAGAAAGAACACATGGAAATTGCTGAAGCAGCAAAGAAAGTATTCATCTGTCAGTTCCCCACAGTTGCAGAAGCACTTGGGTGGTGTAATGGTGAGTGTGATTGTAGAGAATGGGAAAACATTCAACCTTGTATTCGGATAGATTAAAATGAACAACCAAGAAGTACTTGAAGCAGCAAAAGAATGTGGATTGATTTATAATAATAATCATGACATTCTTGAGTTCTATCAACGAATTCGTAAGGAACTCAAGAAAGAGTTTCATTCTGAACCTGTAAATACTAAATAAGAGGAGGTGCATCTTGCCAACATATCCCGTCAAAAACACCAAGACTGGTGAAACTAAAGAAATCTACATGACAATGGCTGAGTATGACCAGTGGAGGAAAGATAATCCTGACTGGGATAAAGATTGGTCTGCTGGTGTAGGTGGAGTTACATATGGTACACCTAAACAGTCTGAAGGTTTTAAAGAGGTAATGTCTAAAGTGCAAAAGGCGCACCCCCGAGCAAACCTTTCACGTTTCACCTAGTATGCCAGTAAAAAAGAGGAACAACAATGCAGTCGTACCTGCAGGAATGAGTGCTAAGCAAATGAGAAGAAAGAAACCCATTAACAATGAGCATCTTCTCAACATCGAACCACTAACAGATTCACAGAAAGCTGTGTTTGATTGTTGGGCAGAAGATAAACATCTTATCTTACATGGATGTGCTGGTACTGGCAAAACATTTATCAGTCTTTATCTCGCACTCAGAGAAGTATTAAATCCTAATACTCCTTACGATAAAATTTATATTGTACGTTCTTTAGTCCCTACTAGAGAAATTGGTTTCCTCCCTGGAGATCATGAAGATAAATCAGCACTTTACCAGATTCCTTATAAGAACATGGTGAAGTTTATGTTTGAAATGCCTGATGACAATGCGTTTGAAATGCTGTATAATAATCTGAGAACTCAGGAAACAATCTCGTTCTGGAGTACCTCTTACATTCGTGGTGTTACACTGGATAACTGCATTATCATCGTTGATGAATTTGCAAACCTCAACTTCCATGAACTTGATTCTATGATCACCCGTGTCGGTCAAGATTGTAAGATTGTTTTCTCTGGTGATGTTTCTCAGTCTGATTTAGTTAAACAAAATGAAAAGAATGGAGTCCTTGACTTCATGAAGATTCTAGAAACCATGGAAGAGTTTTGTTGTATTGAATTCGGTGTCGATGACATTGTTCGTTCTGGTTTAGTCCGTAGCTACATTATTAGTAAATTGAATTTAGGTTTCTGATGTTTAATTTTGTTGATCTTCCCGTTGAATTATTGCAACTTGAGTCCATAGATAGAGATGGACAAAGATTTTATCCTGTACCTAGTGGTAAATTCTACCCATCGATTACCACTGTTACATCCTTCAAGAAGGCTGCATTCTTTAAAGAATGGAGACAACGTGTAGGTCCTGAAGTTGCAGATAGGAAGACAGCAAGAGCGACAGGAAGAGGAACTGCTTTTCATAGTATCGTTGAGGCATATTTAAAAAATGAGTCTATTGATAGCAATTCTTTTGATCCTCTTCCTTACACGCTTTTTCAAGTTGCGAAACCTGCTCTTAATCGCATTAATAATATTCATGTGTTGGAAGGGGCTCTTTACTCTGATTACCTTGGTGTTGCTGGTAGGGTTGATTGCATTGCTGAATTTGATGGGGAACTTGCTGTAATTGACTTTAAGACTTCCGATAAAGATAAAAAGGAAGAATGGATTGAAAATTATTTCGTTCAAGAAACTGCGTATGCTGCCATGTATTTTGAACGAACTGGATTACAACCCAAGAAAATTGTAACTATCATTGCAACAGAAGAGGGTCATTGTCAAGTGATTGAAAAGTACAATTTAGATTATTATTTTACATTATTAAAGGAGTATATTGATGCTTTTACTAGAGGTAGGGTTGATGCAAAATGAACGGGTAGAAGATAAATTTTTAACTGCCGCAAAGTTTTCGGAGACTATCGAAAGAATTGTCAAAGAATCTGATGGGTTAGTAAATTATATTGAAGCTATCGTTGCATATTGCGAAGAAAACCAGATTGAATTTGAGAGTGTATCCAAATTAATTTCAAAACCACTTAAAGAAAAAATTAAATACCAAGCACAAAATTTAAACTACATGAAGAAAACTTCTAGGGGAATCTTACCGCTATGACTGGGTTTGAAGTTTATCAGATGTACCTATCTCTTAAACTTCACTTCACCAAAGATGACTACGATTACTTTAGATTCAATGGAAAAACTAGAGCAAGTCAGGCGTCATTCGATAAACGGAATGACGCCTATTTCTTTAAGAAGCTTGCATCCAAGTACGAACGTGATAGAATACAGGAGTATTTCGTATCGAACTTTGTAAGTGATAGTAAGGGATACATTAAGGAAATCATCCGACCATCAGGAGAAACCACTTATAAAGAGTGGAAAAAGAAACAAGATAGTTTCCTATATATTTTTAAGGAAGAAATATGTAGTCTATTAGACAATATAGAATCTCCTTATGAAGACAACTTTGACAGTCTCTTTGTCTGTTCAAGAGGTCGTCATCCAATTATTCTTACGTCCTATTTGAGGAAAGAGATTAGTGTAGAGACCTTAATTATTTTTGAAACATGTTTGGGATATGTTAACAGATTAGATAAAACGTTAACAGATCCAGTTTGGAAACAAGTTAGAACTCAAGTAATAAAGTATGCTCCCTTTCTGAAGATTGATTGTAAGAAGTACAAATCAATCATATTAAAAACGGTTAGAGAAAAGGTATGAGTTTTTTTAATTCTGAAATCGTTCAGGAACAACTTCAATCAATTTACGATACATATGTAGATCTGCAAACAACTGCAGAAGCAATTGGCCAAATGCCAAAAGATAAAGCAATTAAACACGTTAAAAAGACCAAGGATCTCATAGAGAAACAAAAACTCTTTTACACTAGACTACAACTGTCTTCCATGGAAGATGAGGATGCTGCTGATATGAAGCATCGCATTGATTTGATTACCAACATGTTTGGGTACAACACTTTGTCAGAGTCTCTTGACTCCATGAACCAGTACCTAGACAACGTGCTGGCCTCCCTTGACAAGGCAGACTAAATAGAGTATCATACCTTTGTTGGTATGATCATCCAACAAATACAACTAATACGGAGAAATACAATGTCTTTTGCAACCCTCAAGAAACAATCCAATTCTGTTTTTGAGAAACTGACTAAAGAGGTCGAGAAGATCTCTAATCCTGAGTCTGGTTCTAGTGGTGATGAGCGCCTCTGGAAACCCGAGATGGATAAGTCGGGTAATGGTTATGCAGTTATTCGATTCCTGCCTGCTCCTGAGGGAGAGGATCTGCCTTGGGCAAAGGTTTGGAGTCATGCGTTCCAAGGTCCTGGTGGTTGGTACATCGAGAATAGTCTCACCACCCTCAATAAGAAGGATCCCGTTGGCGAAATGAATCGTCAACTGTGGAACAGTGGTAGTGATGCTGATAAAGAAATCGCTCGTAAACAAAAGCGCAAACTGAGCTACTATGCTAACATCTATGTTGTGGAAGATCCAGCACATCCAGAGAATGAAGGACGAGTCTTCCTCTATAAGTTTGGCAAGAAAATCTTTGATAAAATTATGGCAGCAATGCAGCCAGAATTCAAAGACGAATCCCCCATCAACCCCTTCGACTTCTGGCAAGGAGCAGACTTCAAAGTGAAGATCCGCAAGGTGGATGGATACTGGAACTATGACAAGTCTGAGTTCTCCCGTCCTGGCACTCTTGGTAATATGAGTGATGATGAACTGGAAGCAGTGTGGAAGAAGCAGTATTCTCTGACTGAGTTCACTGCAGAGTCTAACTTCAAGACCTTTGAGGAACTTGAAGCACGTCTGAACACTGTACTCAACACCAAGGCACCTGCTCGTCGTGTTGATCAGGAAACTGAAGAAGATGAAATCGTCACTCGTCAAACTGCACCTTCTAGTTGGAGTGAAGAAGTCAGTACCTTCCGTTCTACTGTGAGTGCTGCTGCTCCTTCTCTTCCCAGCTTTGGTAACGAAGATGAGGATGATGATCTGAGTTACTTTGCTCGTCTTGCTGAAGAGGACTGAAACTAAAATCACCTATCGAAAACCAATGTGGCGCTTCAAAACCGCCACATTTTTTTGTCAAAAAAGAAATGTTAAGAAATGTTTAAGATCATTCTAGGTCTGGATCGGACTCTGTATCAAACACCTTAACCTTATAGAACAGTTCATCATCATCAGAACTATCTTTGACATCCTGATTTTTAATATCACTACTGAATTGATAGGCTAGTTTTCTTTCCATCTCTCTGATAAAGTCATCAATTACTAGAGGATTTATCAGATATATTTGTCTTTTATCTTCGTTCTTTTCATATTCATATTCATAATTTGATACTGGTCTTATTAGTGATGGACCACTGAGCACGGTATGATTTGGTAATATAAAACGGTAATCTCTATCAACAATAGTTCCTTCTTTCACTACTGTTATATTTTCAAATACGATTTCTCTGGTCACATAATGGTGTAGTCCTTCTCCTTGAGTACCATACTTCTTTCTAAAGTAATCATTGAATTCATCATTCGATCTTGGCCATTGAGTATATACATTAACAATATTATTTGTTAGTAGTATAACCCATTCGTATTTTGGTGAACCATAGATTCTTTGGGATACTTGATATGGTTTATCATCTCCAGCAATAATATATTTTTCAAAGGATAAAAATCCCTTTATCTTATCGAAGTCTGCTGTGGTTCTTCTGAAAATATTTTTCATTACCACATATTCTTGGTCCCAAGTATTTTTAGAACCAGGAAAACCAACTCTTACGTTTGGTACAATGGAAAAGTAATGTTGATTTGTGTTTAGAGATGCCATAGTTAGTACCCGTTTGCAGCGTCGTTGGATGTTACGTATGCGACTTCTTTAAATGTAACATCTAATTGATATGCTGGAACCATACCATCAGCGGTAGTTACATATGATCCATCTGGAGTGTAACTTACATTTAAAGTTTCTAGAATGCAGTCTTTAAATTTGTATACTCCTTCTAGTTCTCCGCCACTTGTAAATGCACCACCAGAGTAGTTTACTCTCTTCATTCTTAGTCTAAACCTATTTGGTACGGTAAGGTATCTACCTTCGGATCCAGATCCAAATGGAGTTGCACCAACTACAGAAGCATTATTTCCTGTTGGGTTTGCCGCTGTTGCACTAGCAGCTAATGATCCAGCAGCAGTAGAAGGTGTGAATGAACTACCACTAAAGTTTGGTAGCATATTCATTTTTAAAAACCTAATGATATTATAGATGTTAATCGCTTCTTGTTTGTTTCTTGCGACTAATTTCCATTGAAATGGATGAGATCTAAATTGAGTTCCTGTAAAAATTTGTTCTTCAAATGGGTTGAATATTTTTCCTTGAGACACAGCAGACAATGCTGTACCATCTACGGAACCTCCAGTACCAACAAAACCTGCTAAATTGTTTGCTCCCTTTGCAATGTTATTGAATAGTGCTTCTGGAGCTGACGCACCTGCTGCTGCTTGAATTTCAGCAACAACATTAGTACCAGATTTACCTAACATCTCAGCAGCCATTTTACCAGCAATTCCAAATGCCATGTTGGAATAATTTGATTGGTAAGTCGTGGTTAAATTTTGTGGCATGTATAGAAATACACTGTCTTTTTCTGATACATTATCCTTTACGGCACTTGCACCAGCAGCACCAGCATTAGATAATACTGCTCCTTTATCATAATTAGTTTCCAGTACGGTGATTTGTAAGAAGTCAATAAACTGAGTTGGGAAAGAAGAACCACTATTAAATAGTGTTCCTAGTCCCGCCGCACCAGCTCCATCTTCTCCCACTACGGGTGGTTGTGTTGGATAGTAGAAGTTTGCCATTTAGATTTTTAATTCGTTTTCGGTTAGAATAATAAACTCCCACATATGATCATGACAGAATTCTTCTGCAGCTTTCCACTTTGCTTTATTTACTGCATAAGTAACAACTTCATTGATATAATTTTTTGTGTGCCTCTTTTGTGTTGGAGGTTCAATAGTTTGCTTGAAAGGTTTAACTTCAACCAAATATTTTTTGATGTTGCCCTGTTTGTTCTTCACTTTAATAAAGAAGTCGGGAAAGTATTTGTGACGTTTGCCATCCGCAGGTGAGATGTATGGTATATGTAATTCTTCACTACCCCACTGTAAAATATTATCATTACTATCACAGTATTTCATGAACTTAAGTTCCCATGATGACCTGTAAATAATATTTGACGGATCACCCAAGTATTTTTTTGGATTTGATGGTGTATAACGTCCCTTGTACGACATAAATAATATTAATCATAAATCTATTTATCGAACAAATGTCATCGGTAGCAGTAACAAGTTTATCAGGTGCTAATAGTTTTCAAGGATTTAGATCCTTGGCTCAACGCCAAACTCCCTCCTACAATAACTTGTACTGGGTTAGATTTCGTCAAAAACCAAATGTTCTTCCTGGAACAGACTTTAATCAGTATTTTAATAACGGTATTAGCAGTGGTCCAGGACATGATAAGGCTAGACTATTAACATATTATGCAACAGATGTAACTGTTCCCAGCAGACAAATTACCACTGGAGAAATTAAATCTGTTGGAGCACAGTGGAAATACCCAACAGGTACAACCTTTAGTGAGATTAGTATTTCTTTCATCGTCCCTAGAACTTATATGACTAGGACATTCTTTGAAAGATGGATGAACTATACTGCTTCAGATTCTGGGCAATATGTATCCTGGTATGACGATGCTGTATGTACCTACCTTGACATCTTTAAATACGAGAGAGGTGGTGTTAGACCATATAATGCTGCAGTTTATACAAGTACTCTTGCCGCAGGTAATCAGGATGCAAAGTCAACTGTGAGTTGGAATAGATGCGTTGGATCATGGACAATGCAGAACGTATTTCCATTCAACATCAGTAACATGCAACTACAATCTGGTCCAGCAAACTATGCGACCATGGAAGTATCATTCTACTTCGAGAGATATAGATTCTTTGTTCCACCAGAATCACAAGCACTTCAATACGAAACTCCAGCAGTTGATCTTGGTACTTATGGAACTAGTGTTAGCACTGCTGCTTTGAATGGTGTGATTGCTGCGGGGCCTGGAACAGGTGGATCTATTCCAACCTTACTTACAACTCCTGGTGGTACTACTACCAGCTTCTAAACTACTATAAATAATTTTATATTGATATTATTACATTGGAGTAATTATGCCTTTACCTAAATTAGTGGTTCCTGAATATGAATTGGAATTGCCATCAACAAGAGAAACCGTTAAATACCGTCCTTTTCTAGTAAAAGAAGAGAAACTTCTCCTCACGGCTATGCAACTTGGTGAAGAGAAAGATATGATGAATGCGGTTAAAACTATCATTAAAAATTGTACTAATCTGAAGGGAAGAGTTGAAGAACTATCTACCTTTGATATTGAATATGTCTTTCTAAGAATTCGTTCTAAGTCTGTTGGTGAAGTGTCTAGAGTTATGGTTACTTGTCCTGATGATGGTGAAACTCAGGTAGAAGTTGACATTGATTTAGAACAAATTAATGTGGTATTCCCAGAAGGTCATAAGACTAAGATTGAATTGACAGATGATGTAGGTGTTATCATGAAGTATCCTTCCCTGGATATGTTTATTAAAATGAATTTTGTTGGTGAAGATATTACAGTGGATAATATGTTTGAATTGTCTGTGTCATGTATGTCTCAGATTTATGAAGGTGAAGAAGTATATGATTGCAGATCTTATACTAAGAAAGAAGTCATGGAATTTCTTGAGGGTTTGAAGAGCGATCAGTTCCAAAAGGTACAAGAGTTCTTCACCACTATGCCAAAATTAGAGCATGAGATTGAAGTTGAAAATCCTAAGACAAATGTTAAGAGTACAGTTAAACTGGAAGGTCTAGGAAGTTTTTTCGCGTAGCCCTTCTTCATGCAACGTTAGAGAGTCATCTTGAAACAAACTTTGCGTTAATGCATTATCATAAGTGGTCATACTCTGATTTGGAGAATATGGTTCCTTGGGAAAAGGCATATTATGTTGACAAACTTCTCGGACATCTGAAGCAAGAAGAAGACAGATATAGAAAAGAACAACAAGCAGCCAAAGGTCAGCAGAGTCTCTAATGTCACGCATAAAACCATATAAGTACGTCAATCCAAATATGATTACCACCATGAAGGTGGGTAAGAAGATGGATACGTCTAAAGGTGGAGCGACAATTATTGCTGCAGGTAAAAAGATAACTGGTCCTAAAGAAGAGGGTCGTGGTGCTGTTAGCATGGGTCGCTCTACCTTATTGAGTTTTAATAGAATTGGTAGTGCAATAGAATCACTAGGAACTGTTCAAGCAAACTTCATTAAAACATTAACTTCTGAGAAGAAACTACTTACTGAACAAGCAGAACTCAAAAGAAGAAGACAGCAAAGGGAAAGAGATCAAGCAGCAGAAGACTCACAAGAACAGAAGGGAAAATTAAAACCAGTTCGTGAAGAAGTAAAAAAAGAAGTTGAGAAGAAAAAAGAAGGTGGACTACTATCTCAACTTTTAGATAAAATTTTTGGACCATTTAAAGGTATCATTGAGTTTGCTTTAAGAGCAATGATATCTCAAGGTGTCTTGAGATGGGTAGCAAATCCTGCAAACGGAAAGCAGATACAAGGATTTATTGATACTCTGTCTTCAGTATTCAATTTTATATTTAATGTTGCTTATAAGTCAATTGATTTCTTTCTTAGTGGAGTATCAAATATTTTTGGTAATGGTGAAGCACAAGGATTTGATAGATTCAAACAGGTAATGACTGGACTTGGCCAAGTCCTAATTGGATTGGCAGGGTTCAAAGCACTTAGTTATTTAAATCCATTTAAGTTAATTGGAGATCTAGTAGGGCTATTAGATTTTTTCAATAGACCACAACCACAGTTACCAGCATCGATTCCTGGTGGAACACCATCTACACCTAAAACCAGAACTCCAACTCCAGATGTAAAAGCAAAGGGACCTTCAAACAAGGCGGGTGATTTACTTGACTCTTGGAAGAAGAGATTTACTGGTGGATTAGATAATCTAAAATCTGGATTCATGAAGGGATGGGAAAATGTTAAGATGCTTGGTGGTAGTATCTCTAAAGGTGTAAGAGATAAGTTAGCATCATCTACTAAATGGTTCAAGGAAGGTATCAGTAAAAAATTAACACCGATTGCCAAGTCTGCATATAATTTACTAGAGAAGAAAGGTATAATATCCGCTGCAAAAAAAGCAGGTAAAACCGCTAAGGATGCTATTACTAATATCCCAGGATATAGTAAAGTTATGAAGAAGGTGTCCGAAGAAGGCGGACAAGCAATGCTTAAGAAGGTAGGTGGGAAAGCAATTCCAGTTATCGGTGGACTAGTAAACTTATATTTTGCATATGATAGATTAAAGAGTGGAGACAAGTCTGGTGCTGCTCTTGAAGCAATATCTGCTATCCTAGATCTATCAGGTCTTTTTGGATTTGCTCCTGGTCCAATGATCTCCATGGCATTGGATGCATATTTATTTGGTAGAGATTTCTTCCCTGATGTAGTTAAGAAAGAAAATGAATTTCTTGATAAGATCATTGGTGGAATCATGGGTCCACTTAAATCTATTCAAGATTCTCTACCAAAGATTCCTCAACTTGCTACTGGTGGTATTGTTAACAAACCAACCATTGCTATGCTTGGTGAAAAAGGACCAGAAGCAGTTGTACCTCTTGGCGGAAATGCAAATGCTAGTTCTGATGTAGCAAGAACATTATTATCTTCGATTTATGGATCGATGGATAGAATGGGCCCTGGCGGTGAAATTGCCAAGCAATTATTAGGTGGTGATCTTTCTTCTATCAAAGCTGAGATGGGGATTGGTAATGTTGAGTCTGCAGGCGGTGGAGATAGTATTAGTAAAACAGTTGTTAAATCTGGAAAGGGTGGTAAGGATGATGATCCGTTAGCAAAACAATTTGGATCTAAAAATGTCGTATATAAGAAGACTAATTCACCTACAAATAATCCAAATACTTTAAGGGGTCAGTTAGCAAACCTCTTAAGTGTGTGGGCATTATTAACTGATGCAGACTTTAGTCAAGTTGGTGGTGGCGGTGGAAGTAAAGGTGGATCTGGAGGAAGTTCTGGTGGTTCTGGTGGAGATGCTGGCGATATTGATACTGCTGGAGTAGAAGCAGCAAAGGGAAGTGTTGTTGACAAAGGTGCAGCGATTGCTAAAAAATTGATGTCTAATCTTGGTATTTCTAAGGAACAAGCAGCTGCTATTGCTGGTAACTTTGCACATGAATCTGGAGGATTTGTTCCTGGAATTCGTGAAGGTGGTCCATTTGGAAGAAATTCCAAACCATGGCCAAAGGGAACTGTTGGAAAAGGATATGGGTGGGCACAATGGACAAACTCTGCACCTGGAGACAGATATGATAAGTTTATTCAAAGTTATGGTGGAGATTATAACAAAATACCAACCAATGAAGATAATTTAAAATTTGCAATTCAAGAAATGAAGACAACGAATAAGTTGTCTGCTAGATTTAAAAAGATGACCAACGTTGCAGATGCTGCAGTTTGGTTTAGAAAGAATTGGGAAAGAGCAGGTGTTCATCATGATGGTCCAAGAATTTCCTATGCAAAGGGTATTCTTAATAAGATGGCTAAAGGTGGAAAATTGTGGGATGCTCTTCATGGTATTGAACCTGGCAAAAAGGATCTTCAACCAAAAAATTTAGCAAAGAGTGCTCCAGATAAGCAACCAGGTAAATTTGCTCTGGGTGGTAATTATAAAAATGGTTATCTACCAGAGTCTGCACTAGCACCAATTAGAGGTGGTGGTAAATTGAGAAAGGAAGTTGCACCACAGTTCAATAAGATGTGGGATGATGCTAAGGCAGCAGGACATAATTTGAGATTAAATTCATCTTACAGATCATACGAAGATCAGGTGGCAACATATAAGAAATATGGATCGCCAAGAGCAGCAAAACCAGGATCATCACCTCACTCATGGGGATTAGCAGTTGACTTGGGATTTAGTAATGAAGCATATAAGTGGTTGAGGGCAAATGCAAAGAGATATGGATTTAATCAGATACCTGGATTAGAAACTAGCAATCCAGATGGATTTGAAGCTTGGCACTGGCAGGTTGGATCTGGCAGACCATCTGGTGCTAAGGTCACAGACCCTGGTACTTCTTCTGGTGGTGCTTCTGGTAGTGGAGGTGATACTTCTGGTAGTGGAGGTGATACTTCTGCAGTAGATAGCGATGCAAATGTTCTAGCAGAGATGCAGAAATCATTTGATATGTTAAACACACAAGTGTTTAATAAGGGTAATCAAAATGTACAACCTGCAGCACAACAAGCAGCTCCTGGTCCTAGTATTAAACCTCCAGTTACACAACCTTCACCTGCAGTAACGAGTAACGGTGCTAATTTATCATCAGCATCACTGAATACTAAAATGACTGCTACAACTCAAGCAGCCACTGATGCTACAACGATGGTTCCAGTACCAATAAATAATGGTGGTAGTAATGTAACAGTTGTGGGAGGTGGCACGCCTCAAGTGTTTAGACCCTCAGAACCAATTTCGATGTTGTTCAACTAGGGGGGCGTTTTGGAACCGCGCCAAAAAATCATGAAAAAAGAATGTTAAGAAATGTTACAAAAATAAATGGCAGTTAACATCCCCACATCTAAACCCAAAACCATCCTTTATAAGATGGTTACCGTACCAAAGGTGAAAGTCACACCTCAGAATTCTGCTACGGTAACATCTTATAAAGCCTTTACGACTGGTTTGAATAGGTTGGGAGCAACAATCAATTCGATGATTGTGCTGCAGCAAAGAACAAATAATGCTTTAACAGAATCTCTGAAATTAAAGGCAAAACAAGCAGAAGACGATAAAAGGCAGCAAGAAAGAGATAGACTAAGGGATAAGAAAGGTACTGGATTAGGAAAATTAGCAACAAATACTGTAAAAGCAGCTGCTTTTGTTGTTGCAGATTTCTTTGAATCTGTATTAGGACTATTTCAGTCGATTTTACAAGTAGTCGTTACACAGTCAATTTTGCGATGGTTGGCAAATCCCGCTAATCGAGAAAAATTAACTGTTGTTTGGAATGCATTAGTTTCATTCTTCAAATTCTTGTGGGATTTCATATCTACTAATGTAGGTAAAACTCTCAGCGGTCTTTCTGACATGCTGAATAGTAATTTAGGTTTTTGGGATCGATTAAAGGGATTCGGAACATTCCTAGTTGGATTTGGATCTCTATTACTTGGATTTGCATTCTTAAAAAAACCAAAGTTACTGTTAGATGGTGTTAAATTTGTTCTGAAAACAGTTTGGGATTCTGTTACTGGACTCATTAAGATTCTTCGTGGCAGAAAGAACAAATTACCAGCAGGCACGGGTAGAACACCAGGAGGATCTTCTCCTGCGGCCGCAGGGTCTGGAAGAGCACCTAGAGGAAGGGGTGGGGCACTGTTAAAGGGTCTTGGTGCTGTCTCTATGATTGCTGCTCCAATCGTCATAGGGGGGATGCTAGGGGGCGGAGAGAGCGAATTCCAAAAGAGTGTCACTGGAGATACTTCTGGTGGTCAACCAGGACCAGAATCATTTAGTGGTATGCCACAATTAGCTCAAGGTGGCATTGTTACTAGACCAACACAAGCACTTATCGGTGAGAGAGGCCCAGAGGCAAGAATACCACTATTAAGTAAGGCACAAAATGCCAAAAATATGGCAGCTGCTGGTATTTCACCTCTACCTGGTGGTGGATTTGATAGAAAGAAAGCAAAAAATCTTTCTGATTTGTATATGGCACCATTTAAAGGTATTGGTGCTGGTATCCTTGCAAATATTTCAAATGTAGTTGTACAAATTCCTGGTGCTGGTGCAACTACAGAGGTTCTTAATAATATTGTTGCTCCAATTGCAAATAC